AGGTTTGGCAGAAGATTGGCGCATTGGGGAAAGCACAGGGTTTAGAGTGGGCAGGGGATTGGAAGCGTTTTAAGGAGTACCCGCATTTCCAGTACACGGGCGGGTTATCCCTAGCGCAGCTACAACAGGGGAAGAAAGTTGTCTAAAGACACCAATCTATCTGTAGGCCGGGGTGAGAAACTATCCGTCAAAGCTGGCGGCGGTCTGACTGCCAAGGGCAGACGCAAGTACAACCGTGCTACGGGGAGCAACCTGAAGGCTCCCACCAAGGACAAGAAGAACCCTCGCCACAAGTCTTTCTGCGCTCGCAGTAGGAACTGGAAGGGTCCTAGAGGGAAGGCTGCTAGACGTAGATGGGGGTGCAGATGAGCGACGGACTATACGCAAACATTCATGCCAAACGGGAGCGCATTAAGCGCGGTTCTGGCGAACGTATGAGGTCGCCCGGTAGCAAGGGTGCGCCAACAAATGCTGCTTTCAGGAAGTCGGCTAAAACGGCTAGGAAAGGTCGTCGCTAAAGTGACGCTTCATTTGCTCGACTACACCCCCAAGGAAAAATGAATGTTGCGCTGCAACATAATCAATCACATCTAAATAGTTCTGTCTGACTTGTTTATACGCATGGGGGACAAAGACTTCCTTGCCATCAAGAATGCCAGCCGGTACTTCTCCCCAATAATTGCTGTTTCTCTCATTTATGTTGAATGGGTAGTCCAGCAGGAATACTGGAATAGCGCCGCATCTGACGGCATCCGTAATTAGCGCCGTCATGTTGTCGTACATATAGACAAAACGGGTCTTCCTGAGCAAATCAGCCAGTTCCTGCTTAGTTTCAGGCCAATTCCTAGTGATTTCCGTCGTTCCCTCAATAACGTCGCATTGGCAGTAAAAGGCCCCTTTGCCTATATAGGTGCAATCCAGCGTCCTCTCATGCCACGGCAGGGCATCACGGTCATGAAAGACCGGATTGGTAGCTTCCTTGGTCAGAATGGCGTGAGGTTTTGCGTGATAAATCGGGTAGAAAGCCAGAATGAAGTCATTTTCCCCGGCATTAACGGGATTCCCGGATGCTGCGCCTTCCTTGTTCAGAAAGTACCGGACAACCCGTTTGGCTCCCAATGGATTGCCCGTAATGACCTCTGGATAAATCACAATCCCGTTATCCACGGCATCCTGCAAATCGGTTTTGCTAGTAAACATCATTTTGTTTACTGCCGTATTTCCGAAAATGCACAAATGAGCGTCATAGCCCAACTTGACCATGTCCTGATGCAATTCATGCAACACAACGATGCCAGCAGACTTGTCGTTGTACGGGGGAGCGCAGATTAGGAATTTCATGCCGTGTCAGCCGCTAGATACCACTCAATGATGTAATCCTTAAGCTGGCTAAGGCCAGCCCCCGAAAGTACGCATTCCTCATTCGGCAAAACCCGCCAGAAGCGGTTGACCGTCATGTTCCCGTCCTCTGTAAAGCCATTGATGACTAGGACAGTATGGCTAGGAAGCCTTGCAAGGGCTTTTAAGAGGATTTCCTGCCCTTTGGGTATCTTCTCCCCATCCCGCTTCCATTCGCCCACCAGAAAGCTTCCTTTTCGCTCATAGACCATATCCAGATTTGACGGGACTACTTTGCCGAGCATTCCCGTCAGTTCTGTGAAGTCTATGTGGGCTGCATAGGGATTTCTCATGGCTGCTTCAAAAGTCTTCCCTCGAATGCGTAAGTCCCGATATGGGACAATTCGACCCAAGGCGCTGCCCAGACCGTAAAACCGTTTTCTCTAGCTTTCTTGCAGAAGTCATAATCCTCAGAAAGCAGGATTTTGGTGTCTTCCTCAATTTGGGTAGCAAAGAACTCATGGATTTGCTCACCATTGCCCGGATTGTTCAAATCCAGCACGTTATTGAGGTAATACGGTACTTTCCCAATCAAACCCTCAAACACTGACCGCTTAATCAGCATGAAGCCCGTGCCGCCGTTCCAAATCTCAACTGGCTGGTTAATCGGCACTGTGACCTGCGTGTCGTAGTTCTTCAGGTTCACGACAAAAGCCCCGGTATGGTGCTTTAGCTGGTCATTAGGAACACCAGCGTCCATCGCCTGTTTTACGCCCTGCCAGTTGATTTCCTTCTTCGGATAGATGCCGCAAATGATGTCTTTGTCGGCTTCCAGCATAGGAAAGATGTCTTCAGGCCGGAAATGGATGTCGGCATCAATAAACATCATATGAGTGGCTTCAGACTTCAGGAAATTAGCTACCAGAAGGTTCCTAGCTCGTTGTATGAGCGACTCATTGAATAACATTGAGAAAGACAAGTTAATGCCAACGTCTTTGCACAATGTTTGAAGCTTTAAACCCGACTGCATGAAAAAGCCGTAGCAGAGGCCACCATACATAGGGGTGGCTACAAATAGATGTTTTTGCATGTTATCCCTCGAATAAGTGGGCTGACTGAGACGTTGCCCAAGCGTTCCTAACCTGTCCTCAGGGGGACTCACCCTCAGTCTGGTGGGGGTTCAAAATCCTCCATGCGGTTGCTGCACATAGAGGCACTTGTCCATTTCCAATGGCTTTAAGTCTGTCCACCCTAGAGGCCACCCCATTAGCCACTCTACCCACGTTGGGTTCAGTTTCCCACCAGCGTGAGTCGCCAATGTTGGAGTTTTCCTGGTATGTTCTGCTGGATAATTTCCCTCCTTTGCATTGTGAGCTGTTGGGGTTGGAAGCAACAATCCAGATTCTGTCCCTTTGATGGTTTGCTCCAATGTCTGCTGCTCCCAACACTCCCCATCGCGCATTAAACCCCATCTCGGCCAAGTCTCCGAGAACTCGTCCGAGTCCCCTAGAAGTGAGCATTGGTGAGTTTTCCACGAATACGAATCTTGGTTCCACTTCGCGAATGACCCTTGCCATTTCTCGCCACATTCCGCTTCGCTCTCCGTCAATTCCGGCTCCTTTTCCTGCTGGTGAGATATCTTGACAAGGAAAGCCACCCGAAATGACATCAACAATGCCTCTCCACTGTCTACCGTCAAAGGTTTGAATATCATCCCAAATCGGGAAAGGCGGGAGAACTTTGTCATTTTGTCTTGCGGCAAGTACACAAGCTGCGTAGGGTTCCCATTCAACGGCACAGACGGTTCTCCATCCGAGAAGTTTCCCCCCAAGTATGCCTCCACCAGCGCCTGCGAAAAGAGCCAACTCATTCAATTGCTCCTCCAGGTATTTCCTCGATTAACACCCGAATAAGGCCACCTTTGATGGGTTCTCCGCGAATCATCTCAATGTGGTCTATCTGAAAGTCATCATCGAAAACCCCCGCATCTTCAAGACTGTCTAGGACGGCCTTGATACGGTTATCGATGTCAACCTTCCGCTTATCCCGTGGGCGCAGAATCATTGTGACTTTCAATTTCTTGTCCCCAAACTTAGGAATATTGTTGTTGATAATGTACTCCTGCACATCGGTTTTGAACTGCCGTCCCGCTTTAGAGAGAACAGTTCTCCCTCTAAAGTTCCTCCAATAAGTGTTCATTGAAGGAGGGAACGGCAATTCGAGTAGAACGTGCATCATAGGTTGTTAAGGCGGTTATCCTATGCCGCCCACTTAAAAGGCACGTCGCCAGCCATACGCGCTTTAGGAGTCACATCCTTTGGATATTGAGCATCCTTTTGCTTGTTAGCCCAATTCGGGTCATTGATGGACAGGCTGAAGTATTCGCCATAATCAGATTCACGCTTCCAAACCCCAAAAGTGATGATTTCACCGTTGTGCATCATTTTACCCAAGAAATCAGGCTTTTTATCGCCTTCTTCCTTTTTCCAATTCTTCTTGATACGGCCTTTACCCTCTAGAGGGACATAAGATTTTTTAGGTTCCATAGGTTTTGTCTCAGGTTGTTTAAGTTTAGGTAAAAATGCCGCAAAAGGCTGCGGCTGGCCGTATCGGAAGCTACTCAATAGCGTCTTCCAAATCTTCAAACGTGTCTACGCCCTGTTTAGCAGCGATTAGGCGCGTTCTGGTCACAGCATCCATACGTTTGACAGTCTCAGCATTGGCTGCGTCCCAATCCTTCGATTTCTGCTTCTTCTCGTCCTGTTTAAGCTTAGGACTGTTCTGGATAGCCCCTAACATACCAGCATAGCGGTCAATGTAGTCCTGCCAATCAGAGCAATTAGCGTAGACAGTGCCGTCAGGAAGGAAAAGCTGGAATTCAGTCGTTACCGGTTCTTCAATAACGATTTCCGCTTCGCCCATGTCCTTGATAGTCGGGCTAGGCGCTTTGAACGTCTCAACTTCCTCTGGCGTGTAAACGCCAACGACGCAGCCCGGATAGACTGTTCTAACTCCTTCGCTGATACATCTGGCTCGCAACATAGCACGGGCGTAATTCTTCCAGTTGTCTTTCCCTGTAAGCCCGATTTTTTTAGCCATCTCAAATGTCCAAGTGACAGTAACACTCCCACCAGCGGGGTGAGAAAAAGTACCAGTGACCCGTTCATCAGTGTATTCCTCCCATTTGACTGCGCCGCCTGAGTTCTGGAACCGGGCAAGCATGGCATCAGCTTTTAATGCCGGTCTGCCCTGAATAACGTGAAAATCACGCATAGCGATAGCAGGATGAAGGTTCTCAGCTTGGCAAAGGAGCATGATAGCCATTGCCTCATCTGGGGACTTAAAGCCAAACATCTTGGATTTAGCTGCTACTTCAGCCATTTCTTTTATATCGTTTAAAGGTACAAGTGCAGTCATTATTCGTCCCTCGCTTTCAGCATTACATCTGCGTATTCATAAGCTACGGTAGCAACATCTTCTTTGGAATCTAGGTCTACATCTTGATTCCAGATAAGGGCTTGCATAGCTTTAGCCGCAAAGTAGTCTCTCAGTGTCATGCCATCTTCCTGCCTACCGCGTTGTGGGTTGTGTCCCGATGGAAAAGCAAATGTAGTCATATATCCCCCGTCATTTGAGCAAGAACCGGCGTGTCCCCGGCGTTTCGACCATAAACTTTTCGTATAGGTCAGGCATTTGAGCTTGAAATAGCTTGGCATCAAATCTCTTGCTTGCTTTCGTGTTTTTCCAAGTAGCCAGCACTCGACCATCAAAGGAAGTCAATTCAGAACACCACTGCATATGACCTTGTAAAGCCACTAGCAATTGTTCCTCTTTTTCCTCAAGTTGTTTGATTTGGTCTTTAACGTAGCGGAGAGCTTCGGCAGCTTTTTCGATGGGTTGTATGGCAACAATACTTGTGCCTTTGTCTTCAGAATAGATAAGTTTTGCCTGTTCTGGTGTCTCTGGTTCAAGTGGAGTTTTAGTAGCGACAGCTCCCCAAAACCGTGCCATATCCTTAATGAGATTTTCCTTTTGGGCTTCAGAGATTGTAAATTCGAACGTCTCAAAGTTCTGACCGCCAAAGAGGACCGCGAGGACAATCTTATCCACATTGTGAACTGCTGCCTCGTGGACAAGTTGCGCCATATCTGCTGGCGGGATAATTCCTGCCTCTGAATCAAACTTGCTACGAACTTGCGCGTTGTAGTTTTTGGCTTCCACCAATGTTTTGCCGTCAGCACTGATGAAGTCGAAGTGGGAGCGTAGCCACGGTTCCTTTGGATGAGTAAGGGCATAATCAGCGTCCTTTAATTCAATCTTCAGCTTATCTTGAGCAAGTCTGCCGATTAGGGGCTGCATAACATGACCCATCTGGACAGCTTCCACTTGTGACAGGTCAGGCCGTTCCTTCAGCCCAAGCTTTTCAAGGACAGCTTCATTGCCGCGTCCATTGGCTGCTTTCCTAGAGTCTCCCGACCACCAAGCAGAGTTACGGACTTCCGGTTCAAAATCAGATTGTGCGTTAGCCATGATTAACCCCTTTCTATAACTCGTATGGCTTTAACTAATGCGTCAATGATGGTGCTTTGACGGTCTATTTCTGCTTCCAGCATAGCTATCTGGTCACGCATTTGCTCTTTCTCTTTATCGTAAGAAAAAGGATTTAGGGTGAGCGCGTCTATGGCGGTCAGCATATCGGTTGGGATGCTCATTGGTTTGTCCTTTCGAGGCTAGGAAATTGTGGTGCGGGAAACAGGTCTGCGAGGTCATAGATAACGGCCTCCATTGGTTCAAAGAGTAGGCCAGCAGGTTTGCAGGAGTTTTGTTCTAGACGCATGATGGCTGCAAACTCTGATTTAGGTTTGCCGTCAACAAGGGAGATTCCGAGGGAAGGATGCTGGCACTCGCGCTGATACAAGTGTTTGCAGTCAATGCAAAGCTTTGGTGATTCCATGATTACCCCTTTAAGTTAGGAAATTAAATAATACTGCTTAAGTACCACTATGTGCGAGGGTTCGCCCAAAGACCCCCCTACCCCAAGCAAAGCAGGGTAGAGAGGGAAGGTTCGCCGCCTGTAAACAGGCATCTCGATGCTACGGATTGGCTACCGTACGCCCCTCGGCTTCGAGATTCGACCAGCCGACCGGATTATTCGGGAACTGCCCCCTAGCTAACTTCAGCATACCGGCTACGCTTTTCTTCCGCGCCACCACGTTTGAGGTGCTTACTATCGTGCGGAGTACGGTCTAGGCGAAAAAAAACCCACAAGGTTTGGCTCTCGCGTGTGTGCGCACGTTTTCCCTCTGTCAGGAGGGGAGAACCAAAGCTTATGGGCTTTGATATTCATCCATGCGCACACATAGACAACCAGAAGATAATCCAACTAATCATCCGGTGTCAACACTAGCCAGAAAACATAAGCAGCAGCAGCTAACATCAAAAGGCCAGCACCCATAAGCACCCCCGCAGTAAGTAATGTAAAGATGGCAACAGTAGCAGCAGTCATGATGTGTTCTTCTCCCGCAGTTTGGCTTCGACGGCGCGGGCAAAAGCAAAACGCTTCTCAGTTTCCGCTGGTGATTTCATCCAAAGATTAAACATTTCTTCATCCGTCAGCCCTTGCCACTCCCTACGGTCGTGTACCTGCGAGGCACATTCGCGCTGTGGTGGGGCGGTGTAGAGTGCGCGAGCTTCATAAACCCAATCATGAAGATGCGAACGTTTTCGATAATCATTTGCTTGTTCTTTTGTGCAATCTTTCCATTGAGTCCAACCTTTTTCTTCCCAATCAGGACGCATTCTTGACTGCCACGCCACCGGCTCCTGTTCAGGCTGTTTATTCGGCTTCCTACCCTCAGCTTCTATCGCCGCCTTGAGTTCAGCAGCATCCTTGTCGGATAGCGCAGTCCAAATAAAATCAGGCTGCGCGAGTCGTGCGCGGAGGGCATCTGCTGCCATGACTGTTAAGTCGCTATGCGTCCAGCCCATACATTCTTCCAGCGCATCCAGCGCCTGTTGCATCAGTTCTCTGTCACTCATGTTTCCCCCTTTGCGCGTCTTTCGGCCTCCAATTCGGCTATGGGACGCCAGCCAAACTTGCGCCACGTTTTAGTAACGTCCGTCTGCGAACTAGGCACCCATTCCCGACCGTCCAAAAGGCTCTCTACGGGTTTTACATAGGCCCCTGATACCTCGACATAATCCAAGCGCGTAGGGGGCTGGAATGGCCTGTAATCGCGGTCTAAACGTTCTTGTTCTTCGATTAACTTGTTTTTAAGCTTGCCCATTATCATCCTCCCTTTTAGGTGGGTTAATTCGGGTTTTCCCGCGGGGGGCACAAGGCCAGATATATTGCCGCTGGTCAATGGTTAAATCTTTAGCGAACCGCATTGCATTGACCAATTCGGGAGTCATTGCCGTGTATTGCTTCGGGTTCGGTTCATCCGGGCAAATCGTAATTGTGTAGGGTAGCTTTGCCATTATTTTTTCCCCCATGCGCGTAGCCATAATGCTTCATTGATAATCTTTCCTCCCAGTGCCATCAATTCAATGCCTGAATAGGTCAGCCAATGCGTAAGGCCGTAACCGGGCGCGACAAACCTGCTTTGTTCCTGATAGTGCGGCAAATAGACAATTCCCTTCAATTCAAATGCCTGTTGAGGCATTACTTCAGCCTTTGAGTTATCCATACATACCCCTAGAATTGATTTAAAGGCCCCTACAGGGCGATTTATAGGGTTGTCAGTACCTAAGCAACCCTAAGTGATGAAAACGGCTTAAATCGCTTATCTTGGATAGCATTTGCAGTAATACTGCAATCCAAATTGGTCTACAAAATAAAGATTCTCTGAACCTCTATCGGTTTCGGTAATTGTTCCAAGCTTTAGCCAGATTTCCATTGTGGTAATTTCTATTTCTTTTATTTCTGGCAAAGTTGATTTAAAGAGTTTCTTTTTCATAATTATCCCCAATTAAAAAGACAGCAAAAAGTAAAGAAAAGCCCAAAGGATTACAAATCCAGCAATGCCGCCAATAAACTCTAGTAAGGTTTGCATGATGTCCCCAAGGTTAGGAAAACCGGGGAAGCCCCCCGGCAAGGCTTTATGCTGCAATGAGTTCTTCCTTTTCGATACCACAGGCCATAATGAAATCGGCGGCCTGTTGCGCTAATCCGGAAGCTTTAAAGATAGCCTTGTTATCGTTTTTCAGGGCTTTCAGCCATGAATCGATATATCCGGCATGGCGCAAGTCACCATGTATTCCATGCTGAGAGCAAAGGAAAGCCGCGCCAAGTTCTGCGACTAGTTCTTCGAAAGCATAGTCAGCATTGCCAAACCTGCCTTTTGATAAATCTCTGTCGCAGCGTGTTTTGTCACTAGTCCAATGTGTCAATTCGTGAAATGCTGTTGCATAGTAATGCTCGGAAGACTGAAACGTGCCAATTGCTGGCATTTTGATGATATCGCTTGACGGGATAAAGCAAGCCGTATCTCCACCAGTAATGATATTGGCTCCAGTGGCTTTGATGCGGTTTTCGCAAGCTTCGATTCTGGCATTGTCATTCTGTTTGTCTTCTGAAGGGATGATGTCAATGCCTTCAACCTGATGCACATTGAACACAAAATAAGCTTTTGCAAAGGCATAAGCTTTTTCTTCGCCTTCTGGTGTTTCAGTTTTAGCGGTATTCCAAAAGACAATCTTGGTGCCTTTTTCGCCCTTTTTAACTTGTCCCCCTAATTGCTCCCATTGCTTATAAGTGCCCCAAACAGGCACAGCATAGTTAAGGCCACGCATGGCTAGAATCAAACGATTAATGCCCCGATAAGGTTTTTGGCTGATGATATTTTTATCAGCGCCATTTGGTGCATTCCAAGGTTTAACCCAAGGCGCTGCGCCCTTTTCGAGTTCGGCAATGATTGAATCGGTAATCTCTTGATAAATGCTCATTTGTAGCCCCTATGTAAGTGAATAAATAAGTGATTTCGGGTGATACAAGGCTAGATTAGACTGATTAGAATGATTATGCAACAGGATTATATATTGTATTTATTTATTATGTTTAATTAGTAATAGTATTTACCTATCTATATATATATATATATCTATATAGTAGTAGTGTATATATAACTATATATAAAGCACCATGACATAAAAGCAATATGGGTATTTGGCGAGATAGTCACATCTCTCCCGCTGAAAGATTTAACAATTGCTTTGGGGCAACTGTCATGACATGCAAAACCATCCTTTGATGACATGCCTGAGCAAAACCAGATTGCATTCTGGTCAATTGGGAATCTGGCAAGCTTGCATTGTTTGCATCAGTGTCAGGCTGGCAACCTGATGGGGCACGGGGGTCTGTGGGGAGGTGCCCATCTCCGCTCCTCCACCAAAAATTTCTGAGGAATTTAGTGGGGTGATTTATGAAACAAGAGTGTACGAAGTGCGATAAGTTGTTTGAAACCACGAGTGAGACGGTGGAAGTTTGCCCGGCTTGCTCAAGGGCTTATAGGATTGAGACGGGTCAGCAAAAGCCGGACGGGTGGATTAGGAAGACGGCTGATTTGGTTGCTTATCAAAAGGCTTGGCGTGAGGCCAATGCGGAGAAAATTCGGGAATACCAGAAGAACCGTCCTAAAAGGACTCCTGAGCAAGAGAAGGCGAAATATCTGTCTAGGATGCGCCGCATTCACGGAGAGGGCTGGAAGCCCCGTTCTGAGCGTCCTAAAGACCCTTTGAAGGAAGTTAAGCGCAAGGCTATGGTGACTTACCGAACGGCGTTAAAGCGCGGAAAGCTGACGAGAACGCCTTGTCATATTTGCGGAGATGAGAAGGTGGAAGGCCATCACCCTGACTATTCTCGTCCTTTGGACGTTGTTTGGCTTTGTAAGGCCCATCACTTGGCAATCCATAATTCCTGAGCTAATCTGTGTTTGCTGGTGCGCGACTTAGCCAAAGGAGGCTTATGTAATGCGGTCAGCATGATTTCTTTGTGAATCTCCTTCTCGCGCCCTGAGCTATCGCCATTGCTTCGGGCCTTGGCCCTCCCTGTTGCGGAGGGCTTTTTTTTCGCCTATAGTGTGTATATTGGTTAAGGGGGTTAGAGATGATTAGTATTGATGTACAGAAGGATGTCCCGGTTCCTGAGGCGAGGAAGCGTTACCCGTACAAGGAGATGGAGGTCGGGGACAGTTTCTTTGTAGAGGATGGCGGGATACAGAACGTCTGTAATCAGAATTACCGGATGGGTAAGAAGTTAGGGATGTCTTTCATTGCTAGGAAGGAAGGCACTGGAGTCAGGGTTTGGAGAACCGCATAGGGGGATATATGTCAGCAGCAAGATTGTTTGACCACTTGATAAGAACGTATAACTTGAAGAATGACCGGGAGTTGTCTCAAAGGCTCTCTATCAATCCAGCCAATATTTCCCGGTGCAGGAACGGGAAGATAGCCTTTGGAGACATCAAGATACTGGCTGTCCATGATGCCTTTGATATGCCGATTAAAGACATCAAGGGGATGTTAAATGAACAGGGATGACATTATCCGCATGGCGCTGGAGGCTGGATACCCACCTTGGATTACAGAGTTGCATAACGAACTTGAACGCTTTGCCGCCCTTGTCGCTGCTGCCGAGCGCGAGGAATGCGCGAAGGTGTGTGATGCCATCGATGTCGAATACGATAGCCATGATGTGCTTGCCACTTGGTGCGCCGCCGCTATCCGCGCAAGGGGGCAGGATGCGGCATAAATTGGAATGGTCTGATGAAACCTTGTTTGTAGACGTAATGGACCAGTACGTTATCTGGCGACTGAATGACCTAATTGAGTATGACTTGGACCCCAAGGTAAGACGGGCGTGTTTTGTTTTAAAGACCTATATGGAAGCACCGGAGAACGACGATGACTGAAGTAATACAAACCATGATGCCTCTAGCAATGGAGGACGTTAAGAAAGCCTACATGGAGCGTGTCTACGCCATGACCCATGCAGAGTTGTTCCATGAGCTTATGCGGGTACACACCGAGTCTGCAAAGCTCCTACAAGAAGCTCAAGCGGAGAATGAGCGTCTAAAGGATAGCCTTGACAGACTCCAGCCCAACTGACAAGTACAAGGAAGAATTGCTCCTGTCTCGCCAGATATTAAAGGCCGAGATGGGCAATGCTATTCGGGCTATTGCAGCCCAAGACAAGCGGGAGCTGGTAGCCCGCTGGAAACGTGACTATTCTGCATCCCTTGCGGCAGAGCTTTTGAGGGTCGCTAAAGACCCAGAAGCCAGATACAGAATTGCTAATTGGAACCTAACTAGCTTTGATGCTCAAAGGCGAAAGGCCAGATGAAGTTCAACCTGAAACAGTTTTACCATTTCTGCTCCCAACTGAAGATTGAAACCAAGGAACAAGGCTTGCGGAAGATGGACAATCTTCTGGGGACGCAGACCTATGTGATGGACCAGATTGCTGATGGCTTGGCAAACGACATCCATTTTTTCGTCATTTTGAAGGGGCGGCAGCTAGGTATTACAACTATCTCCCTTGCCCTCGACCTTTATTGGCACTTTATACACAATGGACTACAGGGGACTCTCACTACCGACACCGAGGAAAACCGAGACATGTTCCGAAGCACCCTCGCCATGTATATGGAAGGTCTGCCAAAAGAATACCGCATACCCCTTGTCGCTCATAACCGTAATCAGCTTTCCCTCAAGAACCGAAGCCGCCTCTTTTATCAAGTCGCAGGGCTTAGAGCAAAAGGCTCACTTGGTCGCGGTAAAGCCATTACTTTCCTCCACGGCACCGAAACTAGTTCGTGGGGGGACGAGGAAGGTCTAGCATCCCTCTTGGCCTCCCTAGCCCAGACCAACCCTAATCGCCTATACATCTTTGAGTCCACAGCCCGTGGCTTCAATATGTTTCACGACATGTACGTCACAGCTAAGAGGGCATTGAACCAACGTGCCATCTTCTGTGGCTGGTGGCGCAATGAGTTCTACTCTGCTGCTCCAGATTCCAATATCTATAAGGTGTATTGGGACGGGAAGCTGACCGGCGAAGAAAAGGAATGGACGCGGGAGATTAAGAAGCTCTACGACGTAGAGATAAATAGCCGCCAGTTGGCGTGGTGGCGCTGGATGATGGAAGAAGGCATCAAGGACGATGCCCTGATGTATCAGGAATTCCCGCCCACTGAAGACTATGCCTTCATCATGACGGGAACAAGTTTCTTCTCTAACTCTCGTTGCACTGACGCAATGAAGCTGGCGAAGAAGATTAACTATGACAACTATCGCTATGTGATGGGCGTGAACTTTCAGGACACTGAAGTAAAGCCGTCAGTAGAAAAGATGGCAACACTGAAGGTTTGGGAGGAACCCGTTGACACAGCTTATTACGTTATTGGTGCAGACCCTGCTTATGGTAGTAGTGATTGGGCTGATAGGTTCTGTATTCAAGTCTTCCGTTGCTATGCCGATGGAATGGAGCAGGTGGCTGAGTTCGCGACGCCGGAAATGAATACCTACCAGTTCGCGTGGGTCATTGCTCACCTTGCTGGCGCTTACAAGAACTCAACCGTCAACCTCGAAGTCAATGGTCCGGGTCAGGCCGTCATTAACGAGATGAATAATCTAAAGCGACAAGCGGTCGCTTTGGGTGGCAAAGTCTCTAAAGACCTGCTCGACGTTCTAGGCTCCATGCAGAACTACATCTGGCGGCGTAACGACAACATGGGCGGTCTGTCTAACTCTATTGGCTTTCTGACGACTTCAGCAACCAAAGAGCGCATGATGAACTACATGAAAGACTTGTTCGAGCGCGGGATGCTGGCTATCTATTCCGAAGACACCATCGAGGAAATGAAGACCATCGTGCGTGACGGCGGCAGTATTGAAGCCTCAGGCCGCAACAAGGATGACCGGGTTATCGCATCAGCCCTTGCTTGCGTTGCTTTCTCAGAGCAAGTCCAGCCTCGCCTGATTGCAATGAAGTACACAAGGGAGGTCGCACGGGCGCAGGACGACAAAACCGCAGAGCAAGTCGCTGTTGGCAGAAGCGTTGCGAACTATCTGAAAGCGATAGGCGTTTATGGAACATAAACAACTAACGATAGTCTCTGTCTATGGACATGGCGACGGTTTAGCCACTATTCCGTCCATATCCAAGAGCATGAAAGAGTTGCCCGGCTCTCGCGGACTTATTTTGTCTATCGAGAAGCCGAAGAACCTGCCTGAACATATCCACTGGATGCAGATTTATCCGCTGGATTACCGTGGCTACTCAACTTTCATGATGCACTGCCTGTATGCCTTTATCGACACAGAGTTCTGTCTGGTCGTGCAGGACGATGGGTGGGTATTAGATGGCAACAACTGGAAAGAAGACTATTACAACTATGATTATATTGGTGGCATTACTCATGCTGGCCTGGTGGGCAACGAACTGCATCTAGGATTTAATTGGGTAGACAAGAAAGACCCGATAGTCGTTCAGAACGGCGGCTTCTCTTTGCGTAGCCGTCGTTTCTTGGAAGCGCCTAACCAACATGGCGTAGCCCAGATGTTTTCAATGAACATGGACCTTTGGAACGAGGACGTACAACTGTCCTGCTTGCATCATTCTTTATTTACTAACTTGGGATACAAGATAGCTCCCAAGGAAATATCCAAAGAGTTTGCTATCGAGCATGTCGCTCCCATATTCCATGATGACTTGGACTTCTCTAAGCTATTAGGACACCACTCCAAAACCAGAAGACTGATAAAGGACAACGAGATTATCTTGCCAGCCGGGATTGAGAACTCGTATCGGGAGCAAGAGTTCTTAGATTTTTTGCAATCAAAGGGATACGTTCTGAATTATGTTGTCGAAGGCACCTACGAAGCGTGAGCTAATGTCGATAGTGCGCCGCTTCATTAGAAATAAGGAGCGCGGCATCTCTATCAAGCTCTTTGCCCAAGCCGCAGGGGTCAACCATCTGCATTTCTTGGATGTGTTCTGGTATCGCACGGAACCATTGACCGAAAAGATGCAGATACGGGTCAACAAAGCTTACGAGGCGTGGAAAAACGGGCAACTCGCCATCATGCAGAACAGAAACCGTACCAAATTCGTTACTTACCGTACTGAAGCCCAACCTAGAGTAGTTCCGAGTACAGGATTAGCTATGGTTAATGGGAAGATACAGATTAAAGTAGGTATGCGGAATATAGATGATTATTCACAAGCACCAATCTTAGAAGGGGATAAGAATGCCGGTACTCCATGACTATAAATGCCCTCGACATGGCTATTTTGAGTCCATGAAAGCCAAATGTCCGATGAAAGACTGCCATGAGGAAGTCTTTGTGGTCTATTTGCAGCCGCCGGGCTTGATGTCGGACAAAACCAAGAAGAATGACAAGACAGTCAAGCAATTGGCGATGGATTTCGACATGACGAACATCAAATCGACCAAAGAGGGCGAAAATCAGGCCGGATACTTCACCCGTAAGAATAAGATGTCTAAAAAGCAGCTTGAGGCCGAGAAACAAGCCGTTGAGGAGAAGAATCGTCAGCCAAGAGCAGGTGACGCGGCTATTTGGGGCGGCGGGGGAAGATTAACAATGAGCAACGTCCTTGGGGGGAATATGTTTAGGCCAGTAGGCCCTCAACTTGGGAAAGAAGCCGAAAATGTTTCCATAAACCCAAAAGAATCAGGAAACTTGACAGGACCAAGGGCATCAAGTTATGTTGCCGACCATGAAAACTTAAAAATTAAGTAAATGCGGATACCTAAGGGCGATGTAGAACGCGAAGTTTTCTACCGTGACTTGATTGAAAAGTGCATGGTGTCCCTTGCGGAGCGCAAAGGCGACTACGCCTCACTGCGCTCTTGGTTCCTTTTCGGGGCGGGTCCCGATGAACAACCCGCGATGTTCAATAAGATTTATCCGCACATCGACCAGCTTACCTCGTTCCTGTACTCAGCAGAAACAACACGCTTCTCAATTAACCTTGGTGCGGCAGTTCCAAACCAAGAACACATCAAAGTTCCCCGCCTAACCCTTGCCCTCAATGATGAGTGGCTAAACTCCAATGCAGACCAAGTGTTCAGTTCTGCTTTGACATGGGCGCTAGTATTCAACACCACTTACATTAAGCTTGTTGTTAATAACGGCATCCATCCGTATATGGTGGAACCAAGCTCAATGGGTGTGTTGCGGGAAGATGTGGCCTATACCGATAGGCAAGAAGCGATAGTTCAGACCTATTACATCACCAAGTCCGATTTGTACAACCGCTTGTACAGTCATCCAAGACGAGAATCTATCGTCAAGCGTATTTCAACCAACGTCCATACCAAGACCGAAGATATACCTGAAGGTCTGGACCGTATCATCACTTCCCAAACCAATCCTACGATTTACGGCAACGTGAACCTCGATTTGTACGGCATGAACCGTTACAAGGCGCGAGTAGCGGAAGAAACCGTAAAAATGTACGAACTCTGGGTCTGGAATGACGATACGCAGGACTATCAGGTTGTTACGATGGCTGACCCGGACGTATTTATCTATGACCGTGCCGGTGCATCCGTCTTCCTGCGCGGCGAATTGCCCTTTGTTCAGGTCTGCCCGAACCCTCAATTTGACTACTATTGGGGTCAATCTGAGGTGTCCCGCCTGATGCAGCTTCAGGGTTTGCGGAATAACCGATTTACAGAAATTCTAGATTTGCTCAATAAGCAAGTAGCGCCTCCCAAAGTGTTCTCTGGCTTTATGGGTCTGACAGACGAAAAAGCTTTTGCGATGAATCGCGCTGGCACGTTTGTGACTTCCGACATGCCGAACGCGAAGGTTGATTCGCTGGCTCCTGAGATGCCAGCTTCATTATTCGAGGTTATCCATGAAGTTGACGCAATGTTTGCTGAGGCATCTGGAATATCAAGTGTTCTGTCTGGTCGTGGTGAGCAAGGTGTACGCTCCGCTGGTCATGCTTCTCAGTTGGCCCGTCTTGGAAGCTCTCGCGCAAAGAAACGCGCCCTGATTGTCGAAGACAGCCTTGAGAAAGTAGCAACGCTGTACCTGAAGCTGATGCAAGCTTATGACAACACGCATTTCTTGGATGAGGAAGGCAACAAGTTTATTGCCGAGCAGTTCACCAAGGATTACGTCGTCAAGGTCGATGCCCACTCTAATAGCCCCATCTTCACCGAAGACATGCGCCAACTTGCATTTAACATGTATAAGGCGCAAGCTATTGACAAAGAATCTTTGATAGATTTGCTTGAACCTCCGATGAAGCAGTTGTTGAAAGACAAACTGAAGAAACGTGAGAAGCAACAAGCAGCGCAGCCTCAACAGCCGCAGGGTAAACCTGACTTGAAAGCAGTGGGGGAATAATGGCAAACGGCAGACCAGATTACGCACCTAAAGCTGACCAGCCCAGAGTACAGGCTGGTGAGCTAAAACGAACCGAGGCTCCGGCTAGTATGCAGTACCGTGTTTCGGGTATTAAGACGTTCAACCCCCGGCAGAGCAGGAAACAAGGCCGGATGTTCACTCGATAGGAGTACACCATGTACAAAAAGATGAAGCGTGGTCGCAAGACCCGTCGTTAATTCCCCCGCAAGGGATAGGGTATGGCTGACTTCCCTTTCAAAGTTGGCCGCTGCTTAATGGAGACTACCATCATGGCACGCAAAGCACGCAAAGGCCGCAAGGCACGTAAGTAATCCCTAGCGGATTAGACCCACGGGGGAGGGGACATACTCCCCCACCTATTGACATATTTGTATAGTCTGGTTTAATCGCGGCGAACCGGACGATAAAGGATAGCTATGAGTGTCCCACCCGATAAGCTAATGGAAATGATTTCGCAGCAGCGTGGCGGCACCGCAGCCCCTGCCGAAACACCTCCCCCAATGGAATCTACGATGTCGGACCAGACTACTGCTCCGATGTCTGCCCCGATGTCTACCCCGGAACCGAAGATGGGCAATCGTGAAGGCGCGATGGTCAACCTGTCGATGGCGATGGATTTGATTGAGCAAGCCCTGCCGAGTCTGGGTAGCGAAACGGAAGAAGGACAGAAAGCCCTTGCTGCCATTCGGCAGCTTACTGGCTTGATTGGCCCCCGTAAGCAGAAGACGAAAGAATTGCAACAGTCTGAAATTATCCAGATGCTGCAAAACTTGCCGAATGCTGGTGGCGCTACGCCGGAAGGTCGCGCTATGGCTGCGGCTCCCGCTGTACCGAACCTACCTCCTATGCCCGGCGCGGCTCCTAGTCCGATGGCTATGCCCGGCGCGGCTGGTGGTGGTGCTTCTCCCACTCCAACTCCAATGTAAGGAACTACTATGGACCTGTTTAAACCGAGAGGCGCTAACAACCCGCGCCGTCCTACCGACAACAACCAGCAGAACGGTGTTGTGACCAACCCTCCCCGTTTCGAGCAATTCGGCGGTCTGTCTTCTGGCGCAAAGATTGGCGCTAAGAACAAGATGGCTGTGCAGAAGCCGGGCGACGGTAAAAAAGTTATCTAATTCTTTTAGGGGATAGTTATGAGTCTCGAAGATGTGTCTTATGAGCAGCGCGACCAACTCGCTGCTTTAATGCGTGAACTTTCTGATAACCCTGCAACTCGGAAAGAAGTGTTGCGCTTGACCAAGAAAATCAAGCCTGACCTTGTGATTCCAGAGTTGGAGATTGAAGAAACCACTAACAGCGCAGTATCCGAGGCTCGTAAAGAGTTAGATGGCCTCAAGGCACAATTGGCACAGCGTCAAGCCGAGGAAGACCTTGAAAAACGTCGCAACTCGCTTATCCGTAAAGGATTGGCGCAAAGTGATGCTGATGTAGAAGAAATTGAAAAAGTCATGCTCGAAAAGAAAATTGCCGACCATGACACCGCAGCCGAGTACTGGCAGTGGATGAAGCAATCCGCTGCACCCACGCCGACGGGCTACAACCCGTCAGCCGTCAGCAAGTTTGACTTGAATAAGTATTACAAGAATCCTGTTGGCGCTGCCCGTGATGAAGCTGCAAAAGCACTCCAAGAGTTGCGTAAAAATACGCGACCCATTGGTTTTTAAGAGCAATGAACTCTATCACTAAATCATGCTTGAATTGCAACAACGAGTTTGTTGTCAAGAAAAGTAATGAAGACAGGGTTCATAATTGCTCTAAAAAATGCGGTTATGAAACAAGAAAGAAACGGCATTTAGTTCACGCTAAGTGCGGTTGCTGCGAAAAAGACTTTTCTTTTAGAGCAAGCTCAAGAAGAAAACAAGATGTTTATTATTGTTCATCATCTTGCGCTTCAAAAGTAAACAGAAGAAATAAATCTTCTGGTTGGAAAATTGGTGCTGATGGTTATGTTTACAAAAGCAGCAATGGAGGAAAAGTTTTTCAACATCGTTTGTTGATGGAGCAAAAACTTGGAAGGCCGTTAGTTGGTGATGAGAACGTACATCATATCAATGGAGATAAGTCTGATAATCGCATTGAAAATTTGGAGCTTTGGTCGCATCGTCAACCAAAGGGACAAAGGATTGGGGATAAGATAGCTGCCGCAAAAAAATTGTTGGAAGAAAATGGATATATTGTTCATGACGCTTTTAACAGTTTTTTTGATGGCGTTTTGCACGGATTCGACGAAAGTCGTTTGATAAACTAAGGAGTTTATTATGCCAATTGGTGGAGGTATTATCCCTGCCACAGGCTCAACTCAATATACCGAGTTAACCTATGTCACTCGCAGGGCCTTTATCCCTAAGCTGGTCGTTCAGCTTTATAACTCGACACCGCTGATGGCGGCTCTGATTGCTAACTCGCAACAGGCTTCCGGTGGTGTTTCTTCCGTTACTGTTCCCGTTCAGGGCGCTCAGTTCGTGAACGCACAATGGTCTGACTACTCTGGTTCTTTCAACCAGCCAGCAGTTCAGCAAGGTGCTTTCAACGCTGAATTTGACCTGAAGCTGATGATTGCTCCAGTTCCATTCCTCGGCATGGAAGGCGCAGTTCAGCAAGATGCAGCTATCATCCCGCTGATTGAAGCTCGTATGAACGATGCTACCAACGTGATGATGGATGCAATGGCAACAGCCCTGTATACCAACAGCACGAACACTCAGCAATTTACCGGCCTCCCGGCAGCAGTCTCGGCCTCCGGCACCTACGGTAATATCAGCCGTTCGGCGTATAGCTGGTGGCAGTCGAAGTCGTATTCGGCTGGCAGCGTTAACCCGACCCGTCAAAACATCCTTCAGTACATCTCTGGTACCGTGAAGAATGGCGCAGAAGTCCCGACTTTCGGTGTCTGCGGCTTTGGTACTTGGACTCTGCTGGCTCAGGATTACGTCGGTCAGGAGCAATACGTCATCACTCCGGGTTCCGGTTTTGATGGCGACGCTAATGGCCCACAGGCTGCATTCCGCGCCCTGATGGTTGCCGGTGTACCTATTTATCCTGACCCCTACTGCCCAGAGGGTACGGTTTACTTCCTGAACACCAACTACCTGTCGCTCTACATCCATGAGCAAGGTTCGTTCGTGTTTACTGGTTTTGAATCGACTCTACCTAACTGGCAGATTGGTTATGTGGGTGCTGTTCTGATGATTGCGGAATTGGTTTCGACCAAGCCGAAGTCGATGACAGTGGTGTCGGGTTACAACTCTCTGAGCATCTAAGGAGGAATAACCATGTCACTCAGCACAAACAAAATCATCCTGTCGGGCGCACAGACCAACACCGCTGGTGCCTATTTCCTGACCACTACCCTGACTTCTACAAGCACAGGCAATGGTACGGTTATCCCGGCTGGTGTTTATCTGATGTTCCCGCAAGCAAATACCTCGGTAGTTGCTTATAACGGCTCGTCGAACGCAACCCTGATTGCTGCAAACACTGGCGGCGTTGTCATCTCTGACGGCGTGAACGTGTATGCGAAATCTACCGCTGCGGCTGACACCGTTACTCTGCTGGCTACCAATGGTGGTCAGAACGTCAGCAGCACTTACGCATCCTAAGGAGGGAATATGGCAAATCCAGATTCCGTTGGTCAGAAATATCCAGACAGCTTTGGCAACTATGCGCTTGCCTCTGCTACTGCGGTATCTTTGGCAGCCACTGGAAATGCTGTTGTTGCCCTTCCCATCCTTAGTGGTGGCTTGACTGCCGGTAATAGCGTAGCAACTTCCGGCGCTGTTATTGTCCGTCGCGTGACTATTCAGAATCCTAGTGCTAGTGTTGCAACTGGCAATATTTCGATTTTGACTAGCAGCGACGGCAATGTCAGCAATGCAGTAGTTGCGAATGTTGTTCTCAGCAGCATGACGGGTACTGGCACATTCCAAGACGCAACCATCTCTGGTGGTAACGTCCTTGTGTCAGGTTACAACAGCCAAGCCCTATTCCTGAAAGTCAACACTGCCGTTTCTGGCACTGTAGACATTCGCGTATATGGCGACACAGTGAACTTCTAATATGACAACCGTTTATGTGACGAACAAATGGGATAAGCCCATTACCTTTAGTTTCGAATATGTCTGGTACACCTTTCCGGTGAACGAGACTGTCGAGGTTCCTCTAGAGGCTGCTCGTCACATATTCGGTTATCAGCATGAAGACAAAGAACCGTTTATGGCGCAGTTGTCTATCATCAAAACCAAGGCAGACATCCCAGATGGCCTGAAGATTCTGTCAAAGATTTTGATTGGTGACCAACCGCCCAAAAAAGGCCACGCGTTATCCCCCGTGGTTGAAAAAGTACCTCTGCCCTCTGAGAAGGGGGTGGAGGGAAAATTCAACATTGCAGCCTAATATGGACCGCAAATGGCGCAGACGCTATCGCAGTACATTACAGAAGTTAGGCGGTTGTTGCATGATGCCAATGCCAACTTCTACACCAATAGTCAGCTAACCGACTATATCAATGCAGCCCGTGCGCGAGTCGTTCGTGACACAGGCTGTCTGCGTTCCATTCAAACCATATCCACGCCCTGCACTCCGGTAGCCGGAGGCAGCACCCCCGTGATTTGGTCTGCCGGTCTTACCGTAACTGCGGGCAGTTATGTATTTTCCAATATCTACATTTACCAAGTAATCACAGGTGGGGTACTTGGAACGACGGTGCCGCCTTACCCGTCAGGTAGCAGTATCTACCCGCCTACTACACCATTTACTGATGGAACTGCTACGTTGCAGTATGCCGGTAATTGCGAACTTATTAACTATGCAGCATTGCCACAGGGCTTGCTGACATTAGATGTCCTGAACATCAACCTCTATTGGGGTAACTCAAGAATTCCGCTGCGCTACATGCCTTGGACCGACTTTAACGCGAGATTGCGTTACTGGCAGAACTACATCGGAACCCCGGTGGCATTTAGCGTTTATGGTCAATCGACCATCTACATTGGACCTATACCTGACCAATCTTATACGCTTGACTTGGATACAGTGTTGTTGCCGACAGACCTAGTGAATCTGACGGATACAGACAGCATTGATGCGCCTTATACCGGACCCGTCAAGTATTACGCAGCTTATACCGCCAAATACTACGAACAGTCATTTGGGGAAGCAGAGATTTATCTCCAGCAGTACAAGCAGCAAATCCAAGCGGTTCAGGCATCCGTCTACACTAGGAGAATGCCGGACCCGTACTCACAACCGTACTAAGTCATGGCAGCCGCAGAACAGAAAAAATCGTATGAAGTCGTTAAGAACTTTCGTGGCGTAAACACGAAAGCTAACCGCACGGCTATTGGCGACGATGAGTTCTATTGGCTTGAGAATGCTATGCCGGTTGGTTATGCCAACCTGAAAATCACCCCGACCTACAGTGCAGTAGGTTCAGTCACTTTCTCTCATAACGTAGTCAATTACTTCTCTGCCAACATTGGCATTACTGACTATCTTGTAGCTTTTGAAGATGACGGTAGTTGCGAGTATGTAAACCTGACAACGAATGTCAAAGGCACTCTAGCCCCCACTGGCACGTTCTCGACTAGCGGAATGAACATTACGCAGTGGAAGAATGAGCGAATCCTGATTATTGACCCTTCTAAGGGGTACTTTACTTGGGACGGAACAGACTTAATACCTATTGGCTCAGTTGGTTCAATCGGCATTGTCAGCAAAGGTTCCGGGTATACCAGCGCACCAGCCGTCATTATTAGCGCCCCTAGCGTCACAAATGGGGTGCAAGCTACAGCGGTAGCCACGATTACGGCGAATGCCGTGTCTTCTGTAATCATTACTGAGGCAGGAACTGGCTATAACACGGCTCCAACCATTACTTTTTCTGGTGGTGGCGGCACAGGAGCTAATGCTGTAGCGGGAATTACGACCTTTGCCCAAGGCACAGTAGCCGTTTTGGTGACTAACGGCGGCACAGGTTATACCAACGGGTCTAACATTTCTGTGTCAATCACGGGGGGTGGTGGCACTAATGCCGCTGGTCAGGCCATAGTCAGCGGCAACATTGTTACTCAGGTCATTATGACCAACCCTGGCACGGGGTACACCAACGCAGCTAACTGCGTAGTTACGATTACAGGCGGCGGCGGCTCAAATGCTACTGCTAAGGCTATTATCAATACCGGCACTAATTCGGCAATCCAGACCTTCTCTGGCAGGACTTGGATAGCCAACGGCAGGACAATCTACTACTCAGCGGCTGGCAGCTACAGCGATTTCGTGTCTGTTTCAGCGGGAACGGTTGTCTTGACGGATGCCACGCTCCACGGCAACATTATTCAACTGCTATCGGCTAATAACTTTTTGTACATCTTTGGCGACGATAGTATCAACGTGTTTTCTGATGTCAGGGTAACAACAGCAGGAACCACGTTATTTACGAACACGAACGTCAGCGCATCGGTAGGTACAAAGTTAGCTTACGCCATCTTCCCGTACTTCCGTTCAGTGCTGTTCATGAACGATTACGGTGTCTATGCGCTTGTTGGCTCTACAACGTCAAAGATTTCTGACTCTTTGGACGGCATATTTACCAATATTGATTTTGATACTGGCAACACTACTGGCGGTCAGGTACTTTTAAATAACATTCTGTGTGCGGCTTTTAACTTCCGGTACACGGGAGGCCAAGGAACATCTAGCAGCGCACGGTATATACAAGCTGTATTTTTTGAAAAGAAATGGTTTTTCACAAGCGCGGGGAACAATTTAAAACACGTTGTTTCCGTGCCGGTGGGTGGAAAGATTACGCTGTACGGAACCGATGGCACTTCGTGCGTCAAGATGTACGCGAATACAACAGCGAATGTAAGCAGTTATGTACAGACTTCGCTGAACCCAATGAAAGACCCGATTCGTACCAAACAGGCATTAAAGATAGGTATTGAAGCAACTTTGACTAATGCTGCCGTACTGAGTGTTACGGTTGATTCAGAGCAAGGTCAAAGTCCAGCGGTTGAGCTTGGTCAGACAATTGATTGGATTAATAATTTCTCAGCCGTTGTTTATTGGGTAAACAATAGTTCTGCCCAAATAGGTTGGTATCCGGCTGCATCGGGATACACGCTTTATAAAACTGATGCAAAGCAGTATGGAAAATATTTGGGCATGACCGTTACTTCAAGCAATGCTGGCATTGTCTACAACGGTTTTGAGTATGAACATGAACTCAGAGTGAGGTTCTAATATGGCTGTTCCTTATACCTTTGGCAGCGCAACCAGTGCGATTCCGCTGTCTCAATTAGATAGCAACTTTGCTACCGGGATTACGTTAGGCAATACCGCTATTCAGCTTGGCAATACCGTGTCAACGCTGAATAACATGACGTTTGCTAACGTAACAATTACTAGCGTTGCAAGCACGTTTCCTAATAGCTTCTTGGCTAATAGCAGCGTAACGCTTGGAAACACTGCGCTAACGCTTGGCAGCACTGTTACTTCAATTGGCAATCTTACGATTTCTAATGTGACGGTTGCTAATGCTGTTGTAGATAGCGTGAATGTTGCTGGCTTTATGGGTGTTCCGCAGAACAGTCAGAACGGCAACTATGGTGTTGTTCTTGGCGATGCTGGCAAACATATTTATCACCCTGCGGGTCAAGCTGCCGCAACTTATACCATTCCTGCTAACTCAAATGTGGCATTCACAACGGGTACGGCAATTACCATTGTTAATGGTTCTGCAAATAACGTGACGGTAGCAATTACTACTGACACGATGTATTTGTCATCTAACGGCGCAACAGGAAGCAGAACTTTGGCTCAATACGGTGTTGCTACTGCCTTAAAGGTAACTAGCAATGTGTGGGTTATCTCTGGGTCTAATCTGACATGACAGGCATACTTCAAGCGATATTGATGGGGTACGGCGCTGCCGGTGCCGGATATACCGTCGTCCAAACCTTTACCGCATCTGGCACATGGACTGCTCCTGCTGGAGTTACTAGCGTTGATTATTTGGTTGTCGGAGGCGGCGCTGGTGGCGGCGCAAATTCAAATTCTGGTGGCGGTGGCGGCGCGGGAGGGTTTAGAACTGGAACGGGTTTGTCCGTTACTGCTGGGACAGATTATTCAATCACCGTGGGTGGTGGTGGGAATGCCGGTTCTTCCGCTAGAGGTTCAAACGGTTCTGACTCCGTATTCTCGACTATCACTTCAACTGGTGGTGGTGGCGGTGCTGCTCAAGGAATTAATGCTAATGGTTTAGCTGGCGGCTCAGGTGGTGGCGCTTGTTATGACTCAGGAACAGGCGGCGCGGGAAATACTCCATCAACCACACCGTCGCAAGGCAACAATGGAGGAAGTGCAACTCCGGCAGGAGGAAATGCTGCTGGTGCTGGAGGTGGAGGCTCATCTGCTGCCGGAGCTAATGCAACACAAACGATATCACCCGGTTTTGCATCAAATGGTGGTGCTGGCACAGCTTCATCAATTACAGGCTCATCCGTAACTTATGCTGGTGGTGGTGGCGGCGCAGCAAATGGGGCATCTCCACAAGGAACTGGTGGTTCTGGCGGCGGCGGTAACGCCGGAGCTTCTGGAACTACAAATTCTGGTGGCGGTGGTGGGGCTGGATATTCTGGATTGGCAGCTGGCTCCGGCGGCAGCGGCATCGTCATCCTTAAATACACCGTCGCATCGCAAACGGTCTTTACGTTCAAGTCATCGAGCAAGTGGATTGCTCCGACCGGCGTGACAAGCGTCGACTACCTTGTCGTGGCCGGTGGCGGCGGCGGTGGAGGTGGTATTGGCGGCGGCGGTGGTGCTGGCGGTTACCGCACTGGCACAAGTCTTTCCGTTACTGCAGGCACCGAATACACAATCACAGTCGGCGCGGCAGGAACGGCTGGAACTAACACTGTCAAAGGTGGAAGCGGAGGAAGTTCTACCTTTAGCACAATCACATCTGCCGGTGGCGGTGGCGGTGGCGCTGGTCAAAGTCCTGCCAACTATGGCGGCGTTAGCGGTGGTTCTGGCGGCGGTGGAGGTAATGGTTCAGCTGGCGGTACAGGAAATACGCCTTCCACAACTCCAAGCCAAGGCAGCAACGGCGGCACTTCGTCTGTCAGTTCTGGATTTGGTGGTGGTGGTGGTGCGTCTGCTTCTGGTAGCAATGGTACTACGAATGCTGGCGGGGCAGGTGGTGGCGGCACTGCGTCTTCAATTTCTGGCTCATCCGTGACTTACGCTGGTGGCGGCGGAGGAGGTGGATACCAAGGAACGGGCGGCTCTGCCGGTAGTGGCGGTGCCGGAGCTGGGACAGGTAACGATACAGTAGCTTCCTCTGGAACTGCTAATACTGGTGGTGGAGGAGGTGGTGGCGGTTATCAGACAACTGGAGCAAATGGCGGCTCTGGTGGCTCAGGTATCGTAATCATCAAACTAAATCAATAGGGGATATTGATGGAATCTAAGATTTACAGATTTTGGGGAATAGACGTAGCAATGGAATGTTTACGCCCCGGAGCTAAATGGGAAATATCAAACGGGGTGTTTACTCGTTGGGAAGACCCAAGGCCATGCCCAAGCATTGAAGAAGTGTATTGGATGATGGACAAAATCAAAGAATTTGAAGATTCCATTCCGACTATTTGGCTTCCTGAACAGCAAGCAGAGATTCAGGGGCGAATTCAAGAAATTGAACAGGCTGTAGCGTAAGGAGAAGACATGGCTCACTTTGCCAAATTAGATGAAAACAACGTAGTCACTTCAGTCATTGTTGTGGATAACAAGGACACTGCTGACGCTAGTGGCGTTGAGAAAGAGCATATTGGAGCAGCATTTTGTGAGCGCCTGTTTGGCGGTAATTGGAAACAGACTAGCTATAACGGCAAGATTAGGAAAAATTATGCTGGAATTGGCTATACATACGATGCTGTTATTGACGCTTTTGTTCCTCCAAAGCCTTTTAATTCTTGGCTTCTAGATACAAATACTGCTCAATGGCAAGCGCCAGTGCCAATGCCTACTGACGGCAAGATGTATAGCTGGAATGAGGAAACTCAGTCTTGGGAGGCTCAAGATGGGGCTTAATGCTTTTCAAAAGATGGGCAATACGGTGACGTTTTCAGCGGATACCGTAGCCCCAACGCCAGTTCAGGCAAGCTCAGGAACCAATAACGGTAACCAATACCGTGTCATTAACACTGGCACGGTAACTGTGTTTTTAGGCTATGGAATGACGGCTGCTCAAGCTACTAACAATGCAGCCATTGTGACTAGTTCAGGTCCTGCGTTCCCTATCTTGCCAAACACTGATGAGATTTTGACGTTTGTGCCGAATGCGTATTTTACGGGTATCACATCTAGTGGCGTAGCTACTATTTACATTACCCCCGGTGATGGTCTGTAAGGAGCAATCATGCTTAAGGTAGCTGGTGGTGTAGGAGGGGGTGGAGGTAATGCGTCAGGGACAGTAACCCAAGTCAATACGGGTACTGGACTGACGGGTGGCCCGATTACGACCAGCGGGACTATCCGGCTTGCCAATACGACGGTCACAAACGGTACTTACGGTTCTGCCACTCAGGTTGGAACATTTACCGTTAATGACCAAGGTCAACTGACAGCCGCTGGCAATGCGGCTATTAACATATCTGTAGCCAATGTTTCTGGGGCGGTAGTCAATACAACGACGATTACTGCTGGCACTGGATTAACTGGCGGCGGCAATCTTGCATCAAATGTAACTATCAGCTTGGCTAATACGACGGCTAATGCTGGTACTTACGGCAGTGCTACTCAGGTATCTCAGATTACGGTAGATGCTCAGGGACGGATTACAGCAGTAGCGAATGTAACGATTAGCGGCGGTGGTGGCGGTGGAAATGTTAGCGCAAACACTGCTTACGCATACTCTTGGTTTATTTGTTAAGAGGTAAAAATGTTAGTTCTAGACGCAACCACAAAATCGATTGTAGTAGCCATGTCCGGGGCTGCGGCTACGACTAACCCCGACTTTACTTCTGCTTACGCAGATAATAACGGCACTAACTTTACTGAGGGCGCTAATGACGGCGCTCTTAACGGTACTGCAAGCGTTACGCTAGTGGCGGCTCCTGCGGCCTCTACGCGACGCACTATCAAATCAATAACTATTGAGAATAAGGACACGGCAGCGGTCACTCTGACGGTTAGCTACAACAACAATAGCACCCTTCGCACGATTGCAAAGGTGACATTGAATGTTGGCGACACTTGGACAACGGATGGCACGTTTGATACAAACGGTGCGCTTAAAAGCACTGGTGGCGGCACGATGTCGCTACAGAATGCGAACAACGTATCCATTACTGGCGGCAATATTTCTGCCAATCTGGTCAGCTATACCTCGAATACATCGACTACAGCAACATTTGCAACAGCCAGCTTGCCTTTAGTTCCGGCGGGTTATTTGTTCTTTAATTTGAATGGGACTCTGGTAAAAATACCGTACTACGGAGTGTAAATGGAAGGCCAAATGTTATTTAACATCGTTGTCGGTCTAGCAGCATTCTTTGGTGGTTGGACGCTCAACAGCATTAGTAGAACGCTGGAGCGTCTGGACCAAGATGTGCGCGAGATGCCGCACCTGTACGTCAATAGGGACGACTATAGGTCTGACATTAACGAGATAAAAGGTATGTTGGGCAAGATATTTGACCGTCTTGAGCATAAGGCAGACAAATAATGGATATGGACACTCTCTCAATGGTTGAATTCGGGAATAACGAATCCCTTGGGGAGTTTTTGTTTGAAAACGGCATACAGCACCGCCTTTTTCAACAAGTATTCATGGATTCGGGCATTTCAGTGCCTGTATACCCCATTATTGACGCTGAAACAGCCAATCTAGATGACTGGTTATTGGCTCATCAGGTCGAACATCAGGCATTTGCAAGCCTGTTAGGACTGAATAATCCGTTCAATATGCTGGACGTTGACTTCAATAATGAATCGGATTTTTACGATTGGCTGGCTAGTCATTTATACATTCATCAACAGATTGCCGCTTCTTTAGGACTGTAAAAATGCTTCCCCCGCCCCAAAAAAAATCAGGTTTTGCGCCAGAGCAACAAAATGCTGTGATGAATGAAGTTCGTCGCCAGCGTGAACCGGCACAGCCTATGGATGTGCTGAACATTCTGGAGCAGTCACAGGGAAGCAGAGAGCAAGCCATTAAGACGTACAACGGTTTCGCTGACTTAGTAAATAAAGACAAGGATTTTAGAGTGATGAGAGCAAACAATACGCTGTTTGCTTATAACAATAATAGAGATGGCAGCGTAGATGTGGCTATGGAGACTGCTGACAATCCTAGAGACTTAATTGACAGCATTAAGCAATTTACTCAAGCAATGAAGACAGCAGGATTTAAGACAGGCAGATTTGAGATAGACAATCCTCAGATTATCAAAGCATTAAAAGCTGCTGGCATTGATGCATCGATGCAGTCTAGCGGAACGGTTGGCCCTGATGGTCGCACTCCAACGATGATTGGCATAGTGAGGGTCTAATGAGCAAAGCTGTTAAAAAGGTAACTAAAGCTGCAACTAGCGTTGTTTCAAAAGCAGTTAGCTCTGTTAGCAGCGCAGTTTCTAATGTAGTTAAAAATCCTTTGCCTGTTATTGAAACGGTTGCACTAACTGCTATTGGAGTACCGGCTCCTGTTGCTGCCGCTACTGTTTCTGCTGCAAATGGCGGTAGCGTTAAAGACATAGCAACTTCTGCTGCGACTGCTTATGCTGGTCAACAAGCGGGTCAATCTGTCGGCGGTCAAGTAGCTGTTGCTACAGAATCCAAAACATTAGGAAGTATCGCAGCATCTGCAACTGGCGCTTCTACTCAAGCAACTTTGACAGGATTGGCACAAGGAAAAAGTTTGACCGATGCTTTAGCTTTAGGTTCTAAAGCTTTTGTTGCTGCTGGATTTACTCAGGCTGGCATTGAACAAATATCTCCTACTTTCTCCCCGGCCCCAATAGAAGAACGCTCAGTTGGTGGAACCTTAGGTACATACGGAGATACTGGATTAACCACAGAGCAAGAGTTTCCTTCTGGGATGTCTGCGGCAGAATCATTTAATAAGCCTCAATATTACACGCCGCTACCCACTGAACAGAAATTGCTTGCTAGTGCTTTATATCCAGCAGTTTATTCAACATTGTTTGGTCAGTCTACTCAGCCAAGCACAACGGTTAAAGCGCCAACCACTAGCACGGCGCCAGCGCCGACACAGCAGCCTAGCCCGACACAGACAACGATTGCTCCCGGAACTCAAGCATTAGCACAAGCATTGAGGGTAGGTGATGTGGGTGCGCCGATATTTGGCGGTGACAAGGAAGAAGGACGTAAAGCAGGTTGGAACGTAGAGTCGCTCCGTTATATGGGCGATACAGGAGAAGCGTAATGGCAAAGCAAATAGCACGGCTTTTGAAGGCCGATATTCAAGAATCCAGCGATTTGAAGTCTATCGCAAAGATGCTATCCAAGAAGGGCAGGGGTGGAGACACCATGCTTGCTCACATTACGCCAAAAGAGGCGAGGATTCTAAAAGAAGCGGGTGGCGCAGGGACTATCAATCCTGATACTGGCCTGATGGAGTTTTATGATTGGTCTGGCGGCTCTTACGTTGACGATAGCTACTATTCCGCATCTCCAGCAAGCAGCGGAGGTGGTTACGATTGGTCTGGATTTACCCCGCCAGCAGAAACATATTCTGCGCCAGCAGAAACATATACTCCACCAACACAAACATTTGATTGGTCAGGAACTCCTAGCGTTTCTCCAGAAGTTTCAAATGTTTCTTCCCAAGAAATTGATTATTCTCAATTGCCATATGCACCTTTTGCTGGCGCTCCTACGGCTGCTGTAGCAGAAGCTCCGGCTCAACAATTTGGCGTTCCGGCAGTAACCGCACCAGCCCCTGTCGCAGATGGTGCTGTTACTCCGACTCAGCCCGGCTTATCTCAAAGAGCGGGAGACATTCTCAGCGCAGTAAAAGCTGGCGGCGGAGATGTTTTGGATTTCTTAAAGAAAAACCCAGAATTGTTAAAACTAGGAATGGCTGGCGCTGGTGCAGTCGCTGGACGAGTACAAGCTCAAAAAGCAGCGCAGCAAATTGAAAAAGCTACACAAGAACAAAAACAACTTGGTCAGCCTTACCAGAAAGCAGGTCAGGAGCTACAGCGTGCTGCTCTGGCTGGAGAGCTTACCCCTCAGTCTGCACAGGCTTATCAGGCACTACAGGCTCAAATGAGGCAGGGTATCGAGGCTAGAGGCGGTGTTGGTGTAGCTCAAGCCCAAGCGCAGATGGAAGCTTTCCGTCAAACCTTGCTGCAAAACCAATACAACTACGGATTACAAGTTGCCCAGATTGG